TAATTGGTACGTCAGAAATATTTTTTCTACCATTTAATTCTAACAGTTCAATGATAAATGCACAAGCAACAAGATTGCCACCAACCTTTTCTATTAATTTTGCTGATGCTTGAGCAGTTCCTCCAGTCGCTAATAGATCATCTACAAGTAATACTTTTTTACCATTAAGAATATTTGATGCTATTTCTAATCTATCATCCCCATACTCTAAACTATAATCTATCCCCACAACATCACCGGGTAATTTTCCCTTTTTTCTTATTGGAACAAATCCTATTACTTCCTTTACTGCTAAAGCAGATCCAATCAAAAAACCTCTTGATTCTATACCAACTATGTAATCTGGTTTTAAATTATCTTTTTGTAATTGTTCAATAAATTCTCTTAGTTCGTCCATCACAAGACTCCATATAATTGGATCTTGTAATAATGGAAAAAAGTCTCTAAATAAAATATTTTCCTTTGGAAAATCAGGATATGATTTTACATAATCCTTCAAATTAATCATAATAATTTACGCTCTAAATACCCTGATCTTTTTGACTTTCAAAAAATTCTTGCATTGTTGATTGCATCTGACCTGTATTTTCCTTTGGGTCTAATTTATTATATCCTTTTGCTTTTTTCCAGTTACTATAAAGTGCTTGAAGATGCCATGATTGTGATAGACTCTTAGGGCCATTTTCAAGTAATTCTAGTTCCATTTTGTTACTGGTGTAAGATTTGTACTCTTCTCTCCAGTTTGAATCATCATAAAGTTGTGTTGTCATTTGTTGTAAGCGAAAGTTTTACCTTTGATTTGAGATTGTCCCTCTGGGTTTTTACCTTGTGGTTGGAATTTACCCACACCTATACCTTTTTTCTTGCCTAGACCACCTTTGCGTGTTGCTGATAGTGTACCACCTTTTTTACCTGATGTCAATACAGAATCCTGTCCATATTTTCTACCTAACTTTTTAACTTCTTTTTTAAATTTTCTCTTACCCATTTTACCACGATCTATTACATGACTCCTTTCTTTTACCTTAGTTTCCTTTCCTGTCTTTTCATCCTTCTCACTATATGATCCAGTTACCTTTGTAGCACCTCTTTTAAATTTACCACGAATATCTTTGTCCAATTGCTTTGCCCTTGCACGGTTTTCTTTTGCAGAGAGATTAGCTCTGGATGCAGACATTACAGCAATACCACCCTTATCTGATTTACTTTTTATTCTACTAAGACTGCTCTCATCTAAGAATTGTTTTAATGTCTTCATTCTTCCCACTAATTTTTAAGTATTTATTATCGAATGATTTGTATGTCATCATCTTCTGTCCACAATTCCACTTTATTTCTAAATCTACCTTGTGCTTTTAACTTCTCGTATCTCTTACTCGCTTTCTTTTTCCACCATGACATAATATTTTCAAGATAAAACTTATCCCAGTTTTGTCCACGAATTAATTTATCTTGTTCTCCTGCTATCACTTCACGCACGTTACCATATCCATAATCAGATATATAAAATCTTTTCTTCTCAGTAAGATTGAATGCCATATCAATAACTTGGTTAAAATGATTTAACTTCTCTTTATCATGTAAACTATTTTTGATAATGGATATCATTCTTCTTTGTCTTTTTAATTTCTTAGATGATGCACGATTTTCAGTAAGTGGTTCATTATTATTCCACTCTGTAAATTTATCATGTAGATTGTGAAATGCCTCTTTGTATAGAACAGGAATAAATTTGCTGTCTGTTAAACCTTTAAATCTAATAAAAGGTTTGAGTCCATCATATTGTGATGCACTACTACTTGATCCATAGAGAGAGGTTGTTTCAAATAATGCTATATCTTTTTCAAATATATTGTTTAGTTTTTCTCGAATAAAATGTGATACACATATTAATGCCAAAAGTTTACCACCGAGATAATTATATCCAAATGGTTGTGAAGGAACTATTGCAAATCCCATTACAGCATGACGATTGAATATAGTTAAATTAGGTGCCTTTCCTAACCATTCATTTCTAGGTTTAGAATTAATTAAGGGAGATTGTAAACGTATAAATCCAACTATTTTATTTGTATTTTTTTCATACACCATCAATCGCAATTCACGACCGGGAATATTATCTTCATTATTATGAGATGATACAGAACTCAAAAGGTTTCGATAATAATCTTGTGGTATTCCATTTTGAAATCTATCACCAACAAGACGAATATCAAACTCCATATCATTTGGATGAATATCTTGATTAAAGAAATCATCTTTAGGATCATCTAATATACTTGATTTAGTTACTACTGATTTTTTGACATGACGAAGATACTCTTCAAGGTTGGTGAAGTTTTGAAAATAATCTATAAATTGATCAGCAGCCCATACTGCTTTAGTTTCATCAATCTTTTTTATCACCATGATGATGTTGTGGATAATCCTGTTCTTGTGCTTTTTTTGTCATTACTGGATGGCGACCTTCATGTCCATGAGCAATACCTAACTCATGCATCCTAGCATGTTCTCTGATTTCATCTTTTAAATCTTTACCGCCCGGCCCAAAAGTAAGATATAATCCATACCCTACCAAAGAAACTAAGGATACTACTATCCAAAAAATGAATACACCTGTTGGTGGTAATCCTGCGTAATCCCCATGTGGAATTACATTAATAAAGAAATCCATCGCCCCCTCTTTGTAAGTCTAATCTTTCTGATTCTATTATAACAGTTTCAGCAAGATTTGCAATCGCATCAGCCATTGCTCTATAACCAGTTCCAACATAGAGTTGACCTAACACAACAGATATTGTGGCAGTTCCCCAGAAAATGTAATAAAATCTGGATTTAACTTGTGCTCTCAATTTCTTCTTCATTTTCTTCTCTTCTTTGGTTTGGATAGTAGACTTCAACATAAGATTCACATTTAGGACAGTGTAAGTTTGTAACTATGGAGTACTGCTCTTCACATCCGTAATCTTCTCCGGAAAAATCAGAACCCCATATTAATTCAGTGGAGCAGTGCCAACATTTCATTCGGCAATATCCTCCAATTTAAATAAAGAAATAAATTCTAAATCATTGTTTTCCCATACCTTATGATTTTCTTGACGATCAACAATTGCAACCACACGATTAACAACATAACCTGCATCTCTTAATACATTTACTGCTTTAATTGCACTACTACCTGTTGTAGTCACATCTTCTAAAACTGTAACAACTGAACCTCTAGGTGGTTTGTTACCCTCAATGACTTCTTTTGTTCCATGTCCTTTTGGATTTCTTCTTACGATCAATGCATCAATATGCTTGCCAGAGTAATATGCTTTCTGTGCAATACCACATACAAGGGGATCAGCACCTAGAGTAAGACCACCGACTGCAACTGCATCTTTTTCAACATGTTCTATCATTAGATGTGATAGAAGTGCATTACCCTCACATGATAAAGTAACAGGTTTACAATTGATGTAATGTTCTGATTCTTTACCAGATGATAAAACAAAATTTCCTTTCTTATACGCTCTCTCTTTAATTAGATGAAGCAATGTTTTTCTATGAGTTTCCATTATAGTATAAGTTTTTTAGTTGGTTTTGATATCTTACCAAACATAGAATTATATTGTTCGATAATTTCATCTTGAGGGTTAGCAATATAAACAATATACTTTTTAGTAACCTCAAGTTTATCTTTTTGAAGTAAAGGAGACCAAGGTGCAAAAGCAATTTGTCCCTGTTGCTGTGACGGAACTGCCACGATAGGATCAGTGATTGTGATTGAATCACCATTTTCTTCTGTGATATCAGCGATTACATCTTCACCTGACCACATGCGAACTAATTTAACAGTCATTTAAAATTACTCATTACAAATAAGTATACCACATAACCAGAAAAAATGCCACTTAAAAATAATAATATTCCAAGGACACCAAAAAAATTTAATTTGAATGGTTGTTTCTTTTTCATTTAAACTCACACTCAACCATAATCTCAGTTAAACATGCGAGTAAATTAATTTCCTGATCTGCTACAAATGCTACTTGATATTGGTATTTAGCCAAAATAAGAACAGCAGCAGGAATAGAACTAGAGACCAAGGTTTCATACAAACTATCGTAAATACGACGGAAAAGCAAAGTAGTATCATTATCCAAGTTGGTATTAACCCACTTACGGACTTCAGAAAAGTTTTTCTCTTTGAGATTCTTGGTGAGATCATTTATTGAAACATCAGAAAAGGACGCTAGTATGCCGGAATCTATTTCTCCTCCGACTGAGTATCTTTGACACTCATTAAGAACTCTCCTCCAATCAGGAAAGTGTTTGTTAATTAATTCAGCGACAACCTTCTTATCACTCTTAATATTTTCTTTGTCGAGAATATAATTTATTCTAGAAAAGAATTGTGCTGCTATTGTTGGTTTGTC